CTGCTGATCTTTGGCGAATCCGATGGCAAGTTCTTCCTACGGCCAGCGTTGCAATTCGATGCGGTAACGATCAAGGGTTTGTTCACTGCAGGTAATATCGTCGAGAACAGCTTCAAGCTGCAATACTTCGACCCCGAAGAGCGCGATCCGATTCAGGTGTCAGTGCGTTACCGCGAAGAGCGTGTTAGCACTAACTATGACAACCCCGGCATGTTCCCGACTGTGCGCGAGGTGCTGGTGCGTGAATCCAGTGCCAGCTCTAGCGTGGCGCTCGAAACGCTCGACATGTCGGACTACTGCACCAATCGTGACCACGCGATCGATGCTGCCAAGTTCGTGATCAGAATGCGTCGCATCCCAACGCACACCATCAGCTTCACCACAACACATGAAGGTGTGTTGATGGCGATGGCACCGGGTGACTACATCAAAGTCGGTATGGATGCCACCGAGTACGACGAGTTCAACAATGGCGTTGTCACACCCGAGGGCGCACTGGTCAGCACCAAAACGCTCACCGACGGCACTCACACCGTGATCGCCTGGAACGGTGACGCTGATACCGAACCAGCGGATGCAACGCTGACTGTGAGCAATGGCGGCAAAACTGCAACACCAACCGGCGTTGTCTTCACCGTCAAGCTGCCCAGCACCCAAGTCCGCACGTACCAAATCGAGCGGATCACGCCAACGGAGGATGGCGCATTTACAATAGAAGCAGTCCACATGCCAACCAACAGCTCAGACATCCTTGAGCTTGCCGATGGCTTTGACACTGCCGGTAACTGGACAATTCAAGGCTGATGGCAACTGCATTTCCGAGTATTGCTCCGACAGGTCGCAGTTTCGTCGCGCCGCGTTGGCCCACGAAAACGCAGACATCGCAGTCCGGCGTGATAACTCGCAGGTTATGGGGCAGCCGCCCAAGCCGCGCCACGCTCAGCCTGCAGTTCAGCAACATCGACGACACGAACACTTCCGCGATCCTCAACGCATACAACACAGCAAAAGGCTCGGTCGATAGCCTCACGTTGCCTAGTGTGCTATTTGATGGAGCGGACGCGACGCTGACCAGTTGGCTCAATGCAAGCGCCACTGGAGCGGGTCTGCTTTGGGCATTCTCCGAAAACTCACCGCCGCAAGTCGAGAGCGTTGCACCTGGAAGGTCGAATGTTAGCGTCAGCTTGACCGCAGAGCTTAGAATTGACTAGAAGGCAACTCTCATGGCAGTCACAAGCACTACGGGCAATTTCTCCATAACCGGGCTCGACTCGACGGTGGTGGTTCGTGATGCAAGTATTGATATTTCACGCGATACACTAGAAACCACGAATTTAGGAGATTCCAGCAGGACATACGTCACGGGCTTGCGTGGTGCGTCCGGTAGCGCAACTCTGCTATACGAAAACAGCTTGCTTGATGATGTCTACGCCAAGATCAACACAGATTCGCAAGGCGCTATCACTGCAACGCTGACGTTGACCACAGGTAAAACAATTTCCGGTAGCGTATTGATTACAAGCGTTGGTTCGACCGTGACTGTTGGTGATGTCACAAGCACAAACGTCGCATTTACGTTTACTGGTGACCTGACTATCTCCTCAACGTAATGGCAGTCCTTGGCACCAATGGCAGAATAGTCATAAAAAGATCCGCTCCAGCAGCGGAGGTGATTCAATATGCAAACATCAATCAAGCGCAAAAAACATACACACTAACGAAGCCGGGCTTTAGGAATGGAGATCTTGTAGAGATTGCATCAACGACCAATTGGCCTAATGCGTCACCTTCAAGCGTTGGATTGGTTCCGGCTTATGTTGCGGACATACCATTCGAGTGGCGCAACAATTTGGAAATGGTTGATTACACCGAGCCATATCCAGCTGCATTAGGATCCACGCCATACAAAAATCAGCTTTACATCAGCGTCGATCAGCTTAACCGTATTGCATTTTATCGAAACCGCAATTCAGCATTACGCAACATCAAAGCAGACCGCGAAAGTCTTGACGCAATCCAAGCAAGTCACACGCTTGAAATCCGACTTGTGAATGATTGGCGGCTTGAATGTGGCCTCACAAGTTGGACTCTGGATCTTAACGCACAAGAGATAGACACCACAGGTCTTGGTGACAAGTTTTTTGATGGCGTAAAGTCAATCATCAAAGGCGGTGGCACATTTGATTTCCTTGTGGATCGCGAAACCTACGATTCAAAAAACGCGACGATCATCAGCCTCCCCAATTATCAAAATGCAGTGCTGTGGACAGACTCGCCTGATGTAACAAGTTACATTGATGCAAGCATCACAGATAACAGTCCTGATACGACTGGCAACTACAACAACGCAAGCGTCACCGGAGTGGAGCCAGCGCCACGGGCGTATCAGCTGATGGCGCGATCCGGCACGAGCAACCTGATGCGCCTGCTGCTGGAAACGACCGGCCAAGCGCAAGCGGAAGCCGAGTTTTGGATGATCCAAGGCGAAGAGCCAAGAGGCTTTTACGCTGACCGGGTGATTGAGCCTGGTGACTTGTTCTATCGCGCCAACATCCTCATCACATCAACAGCAATCAGCACTGCTGCTACTGAGGTGATCACAGGCTCAGCGACATTTGTTACAGTGCAAGATATTGAGCTGCTTGAGGGGCCTGAATAGAATGAGCCTGACAGGAGCGCTTCCATGACTGACATCATTATCCATAAGCACTCGATTACGGCTGGTGATGCTCCTGAGCCAGCTGAATTGAACTTGGGTGAGCTTGCGATTCAAGCAGCTGACGGTCATATTTACCTGAAAAAGACTGATGGCACGGTCGTCCGTGTCACCATGCTGCCAGGCGGCACTCAGCAGCAGGTGCTGTATAAGACCGGCGCGGGTGACTACGCACTTGGCTGGGGCACGATCAGCAGCGCGCTGATGGGTGGAACCCTGTGGAGCGAAGTGGTCGCTGAAGTGCAGCGAGTGTTTGCGCTGGTCGAAGGCACCGCATCTGTTCTGCTGTCAGCACCGGCAACGCTTACCGCTGGCAGCACCGGCCCGATCACCGTTAGTGTTGCTGATACTGACTACCTGACAGACGGCACCAGTATCACAGGTGTGCTCGGTACGGTGTATGGAACGCTAAGCCGCAGCGGCAGCACTTATAGCTTTGAGTCAGTTCAAAGCTATACGGGTGATGTCAACTTTTTAACTGGGACGCGATTTGCGGCTGCATTTCTGAATGATACTTTTAATCCGCTGCGGATTGGCAGCGCCGAGGTTGAGGATGATAACGGCTACACAGAAAGTTCAGGTTATAGCCATGCTGTCGTTGATTCTTCTGGTCGTATTGGATATGGCGTTAAGGATGATGGTACTTTTGACGTGCCAAGTGGCGACATTAACTTAGACGACGCAAAAATTCAGGAAGATGTTAGTTTCGCAGATGGGTCTGGGTATGCACGGGTCGAAGTTGATGAAAACGGGCGCATTGCTTGGGGTATTAAGAGCGATGGAACTGTTGCGATCAAAAAGGCTTTGGTCGAAGGCAACAGCACTGTTCAAGGCAACGGCACTTTCGAGAGCGATGTCACCATCCAAGGCGATTTGACAGTTCAAGGCACGACCGTTACCATTGATGTAACCGACCTTACTATTGAAGATAACACAATCCTCCTGAACAAAGGTGAGTCAGGTAGTGGGGTTTCACTAGGCAGCGCAGGCATTGAAGTTGATCGGGGCACAGCAGACAACGTCAAGCTTGAATGGAATGAAGCGAATCAAGCATGGACTGCAAAAGAATCAATTAGGACCAATTCTTCTGTATTCTTTGGTAGCTCATCTTCGGAAAATGATGACGGCTACACAGAGGGATCGGGTTATTATCAAGCAGTCCTAGATTCTAGCAACCGCATTGGATATGGCCTTAAGGATGACGGATCGTTTGATATTAACGGGGCAGTTGCCACGAAAAAAGACAGTACATACGATCATTTAGGTTATTCTTATGTCATAGTAGACGCTGATGACAAAATTGCATTTGGTGTCACAACCGCAGGCGAGGTTTATACGTCAGCAATCCAAGCATCATATACCGAGTCTGTTGCCCATGGTAGCTCGGGACTTTACACTGTAATTAAAGATGCGTTTGGAAGGACGCAGATTCAGGCGGGACAAGATTCTGGAGTTAACATTTTGACTTCCGCTGGCAACAACTGGGGACCAGTAGTAACAGCAGAAACACCAGAGCGAATTGCGTTTCTTTCCGATAGAAACAAAGACGCAGATTACAATTCTCGACATTGGGTGATGAACAATGACGGTACACGTCAGGCGCCAGCAACGCCAAACAAGAACGACATCACGTTCTGGGGTGATTCAATGACCCAGCGCCTGCAAAGCTATGCGCACTTGCCTGGATTACTGTCTGGTCGCACCATCACCTACAACGCACTCGGTGGCACAAGCATCGAGCACATCCTTGCTCGCCATGGAGGGGAGAATGCCACTTGCACGATCCCTTCCGGCAGCATCCCGGCCAGCGGATCAGTTGCGCTGCAGAACGTGTACCCCAGCCTGGGGTATCACGCTGGAACGCTAAGCGTAGGGGATACATATGCGTACAAGGTGCTGATTGAGGGAATAGAGGGGACGCTGACCAGCACAACGAACGCCAGCAGCCAGGCTGATTACACATTTACGAGAACCAACGCTGGATCGGTAGTTTCAGTAGATGGTTCGGTCGAAATCATTGTTCTGTCAAACATCACGCAAGGCAGCTTTGGTTTCAGCAAGCAAAACACTGGCGTTTTCTGGATGGGCACAAACCCACTCAGCAGGCTGCCGTCGTCCACTTACGACCCGAACAGCGGAACAGGCGTTTACTATAAGTCCCCCGCAACAACATACGACCCGACCAACAGTGCAGCAGTTCAAGCAAGAACTGAAGCGATCACGCAGGCGTTATTAAATCGGGTAGAGAACCTAGATCGACACGTCTTGATTGTCGGCCCATTCATTGGGCAAGATCAGGTGTGGGCAAATAGGGTGGAAAAGCAGGCTATCGTTGCAGGTTTCAGCACATTCTCAAAGCACTGGTACGACCTTCGATCAGACTTTATCGCTACATGCAAAACATGGCTGCAAAGCAACTACCCAGCGATCTACGCAAACTGGGCGCAGACCGATGATGATCATGTCGCTAATGGTGCTGCGCCGCCAATCCTCCGCGAGGACGACATCCACCTCAATACCTACGGCTCTGATCTGGTGTCGGAGCTGATTGCGACTAGACTTACATCGAAGAACTGGTAACACAATGACACTCATTACTCGCCTCAGCACAACTTTCACCGACACCACGCTCCCCAAGCTGGTAAAGGATCCTGCCATCGTTGATGGCACTCGCCTGCTAGTGGACATGAAGTCGGTCGGTACTTGGCCTTCTCAGACTGCATCTATCACGACAAGCGATCAACTATTCAGCCTGGTTGACAACAGTTGGCCAACGCTTGGGGTGCGCGGTACGCACACTTACGACTCCACTAGGGGCGGCTTGCAGGCAAATGCGCAGGTAGATGCCAATAGCGGCTTGTGG